CAATTAGTCTTTTGGTCGTCTAGGGGGAAACGTTCTGACGGCTATTTTTGGAAGAGTTACGAAGATATTGCCAATGAGCTTTGCGAAGATGAAATCACTGTTGAACAAGTGCGGTATGCGGTTAAAAAACTAAAAACTTTGTTGTGTGACTGTTTCTTTGTGGAAGTTAGAAGGGCAAACGGAATTACAACTAATCATTATAGATTCGACCAATTAATTTTCCTTGAAAAACTACAAAATCTTAAACAGAGAAAATCACCAGATACAGTGAATGGGAAAATTCCCGTTCCATTAACAGATACTAACCATATACTAACAACAGATCCTATTTCTACGTCGGGAAAAGATTTCCCTCCGGCGAAAACGGGAAAGAAATTTGTTTACACCGATGACGACTTGAGAGCGGCTAATTGGATTTTTGGATTAATTAAAAATTTGAGCCCTAACGTTAAAACACCAGCTTTTGAGAATTGGGCAAACGAAATCAGGCTCATGCGGGAGCGAGACGGCAGATCTCACAAGGACATTTGCGAATTGTTCAAATGGGCCAATCAAAACGAATTTTGGGCATCAAACATTCTTAGCCCGGCGAAGTTGCGGGAAAAATGGGATCAGCTTGAAATCAAACGCAACGCCAGCCCAAATGTTAAGCGCAAAGAATCTTTTGCCGAGAAAAACTCAAGTGATTGGTCAAACCCTGAAAAAATGGCGGAGGTGTTTTGATGAATCAATTAACGACTCAACATCAAGTCGGCGCAAGACGTGTACCGGAACAGGCTCGCCAAATGATCGACAAAATTTTTGAAAATCTCACTGCAAGTTGCCCTGTTTTGCTGACGATTAGCAAAGAGCAGTTAGAAATCCTCAAGCAGCAATGGATTTTAGGCTTTGCCGAAAATGGGGTTAAAACTCTTGAGCAAGTTAAGCGCGGCATGTTTGCGGTGCGTGCAAAAGCAAACGGTTATTTGCCAAGCGTAGGAGAGTTTGTGAGCTGGTGCAACGATATTGACTATCACGCTTTAGGGTTGCCGACCGAAGCCGAGCTAATCAAGCGCCTGAAATCATTTAGCAGTTACGCGAAGTACGACGAGCATAAATTCAAATACCGTTCAAAAGCGGAATACTGGCTGTTATCAACACTACATAACAAATACTGGAACAGACGCGAAGAAGATTTGTTAAATGCGGCACCTAAAGCGCTTAAAGACGCAGCCGAGAAAGTCAAAAGCGGCTATGAGTTCCCAGAAATTCCGGTGGCGATTGAGCATAAATACACGCAGCTATCACAAGAAAAAACATTAGCACACATTGCAAGTTGCAAGGCAGTATTGAGGGGGAGACAGCATGGCTAAACTCACTATAAACGACCTAGTAGAACAAGGTTACTACAAAGATTTTGCGAGTATCACAAAAGCGCTTGGAGTAACGAAACAAGTCGCATATGTCTGGCGGCGTTGTTTTAAAGGAACTATCCCTGAAAGATATGTTGAGGACATTTGTAAGCACGCTGCAAAGCCATTGAAAAGCTCTGAATTATCTATTCGTAAAGTCGAGGTTTGTCAGAAAGGGAAGGCATTTAAGCACCCGAAGATAGCAGATAAAAAACTTTCAACTTACCTTTTAACGCAAGCAGGGATAGCAAGATGACAGACAAACAAACATTCTTCTTGCGTAATGAGCAAGTGCGGTCAAATTGCCAAGCATTTATTCAAGACTTACCAACGGACGATAAAAAGCCACTGGTAGTAAAAATCCAGCCGATGACGCGCAATATTGAGCAAAACTCGAAATTCCATGCAATGTGCCAAGACGTAGCAAACCAAGTGGAATTTATGGGGCGAAAGCTGACGATGGAACAATGGAAAGTCTTGTTTATCTCCGGTCATGCCATTGCTACTAATCAAAAAGCAGATGTTGTACCGGGATTAGAGGGAGAGTTTGTGAATATCCGAGAAAGCTCGGCAAAAATGAGCGTATCAAGAATGGCGAGTTTAATTGAGTATGTAACCGCGTATGGTATGGCCAACGGAGTTAGATTTAACGACAGATGGGGATTTAACGGGAGATAGCAATGTTTTTATTTTTACTATCAGCACAAATCATCGCTTTAATACTCCTAGGCGCGTCTATAGCCGTTTTTGAGCGAAAATCTAAGTTATCCCATTACTGCTATGTAGTTATGCTCTATGCGTGTTTTATTGCGTTTGGCGCGTTGGGATTAGGTAGTGTTTTTTATTTGGTTAAATGGATTGGTGATTAAGTGTTAAGCAATTACAAACAGGGGAGAGTAGCTGTAAAACTCCGCAATGGAGACGCTGCGGAGATTTATAGTATCACTTACTCGCACGATGTCGAGGTGATAAACGGTCGTCGGGTAGATAGTCAAGGCAATAAACACCCGGTGCGTTGGTATAGGGACGGTAGCTACAGTCAAGCGGAGGATAGCCAGTTTGATGTAGTGGAGGTAATAGGGAGCAATTAGTGGGGATTTATGGCAAAAGTGGATTATCGAAAGGAAGCTAGAGGGAGAGAATGCCAAGTGCGGTTACCCGGCATTTGTAATGGTAACTCAGAAACTGTGGTATTGGCTCACTACAGAATGGCAGGGCTGAATGGCACGGGAATAAAGCCTGATGATATTTTTGGTGCGTGGTGCTGCAGCAGTTGTCATGACGAATGCGATAGACGCACGCGGATTATGGATAATGAGTATGTAAGATTGGCCCATTTGGAAGGTGTTTTACGCACACAAGCTATATTGCGTATGGAAGGCAAACTATGAGCGAATGGCTAGAAATTGCCTTGCCATATCCGCCAAGTGTAAATCACTACTGGCGACATACCCGAAGCGGTCGGCATTATATCAGTGAAGCAGGTCGGAAGTTTAAATCACAGGTTGTAGAAATTTGCCGACAGTTCGAACCGTTTGTCGGCCCGGTTGCAATTTGCCTTGATGTGTATTACCCAGACAATCGCAATCGTGACCCGGATAATATCAATAAAGGGCTTTTTGACAGTTTAGTCGCTTCCGGATTAATACAAGACGATAACAATAAAATTATCCCTGATTTCCGCAGTAAAAATTGCGGTATCAAAAAAGGTGGCATGGTAGTAGTTAAAATTAGAGGTCTAAATGCAGTATAGAGTAGAGCAGATTTTAGTTCGGTGGGGGAATAGTTGGGGGCGTGATAGAATCGGAACAGAATATCCAAGCATTACACCAAGCATTCCGGTTTTACCTTCTAAACCGCGTAAGGCGTGGTTAAAGCATTTAAGCGATGAGGAATGCCTAAAAATCGAAAGCGCGATAATGGAGCTGCACAAGGTTGATTTATTAGCCTATCAAGTAACAATGGCAATGTATATACAAGATTTGAGCGAGAAAGAGATTACGCAGGCGTTAAAAATTTCTCCGTCTAAAATGTACCGCTTACGCAATCGTGGCATAGGCTTCCTTCAAGGTGCATTTGCCGTGTTAAAGATTAAATATCAATATGTGTGATGTGCTGTAGTGGTAATTGCGGATAGAATAAGAAAAATATTTAGGATGGGAGTATTTCCATACAGAAATATTCCCATTTAATTTAATTAATTAAAAAAAACCTTCATAACATAGATTTACATTATTTCTAGCTAAGTAATCTTCAATTTCCCTTCCAGTTGTAAAATTTTTAAATTGAAACGGAACAATATCGCCTGTTGGTGGATGTAATCGTCTATCTTTATTTTTTGTTATGAGGAATTGACATACCTCTTCGCAGATATTTCTAACTTCAATGTCAACTTCAATGCCAGCTGCATTACCAGTTTCAATCTTTGTGATATAAGGTTTTGGGTAATTTCCTCCTCCTCTGACGAAATGAAAATTAATTTTTGCGCCAGGATAAGTTTTGGTTAAGGCTTCATATAGTTCTCCTGCATATTCCAAATCAAAAAAATGGCTCTCTTTGCATTGTTCACTGATATATATATGGATTTCAATGTCATTCATATTGTTTTATTGCCTCTAATAATTGATGGAAACTTTATTATAGGTTTAATTGTGCACTTTTCAATACTGCCACTATTTTCCATTTGACTTTATTAAATCCAAGTAGTAGGATTTGTCCCAAGGTGTCGAAACCTTAACCAAAAAGCTTCCCAATGGAAGCTGTTTTTTTATGGGGTAAGATATGGGTCGAAGAGATAATATCAAAGCAAATTTAGCTAAGTTAAAAGAACGGTTTCCAAATGTCTTTTTCGATACTAAACCATTAGTTCCTACAATTATCGATGATATGCTTGCCGTACTTGGTGATGATGAATTATCAAAAGTGGTTCGAGGTGCTATGCGATATTATTTAGATTCACCTAGCTATTTAAAACGTTTTGTTCGTAGAAAATGGATCAGAGATGTTAATGGTTCAAAAGTGAGGTTAATTACTGCGGAAGAAAAGCAACTAGCGAGAGAAAGATTAAATCAAATTAACGAACATAATTCCAAAGCCAATGCTGAATATCGTTTTGCTATTGCACTCGCAAGAGAAACGAAGATTGAATATAAGAAAGTTGAATTGCTTGAGCAGAAAAATCCTGAAAAAAGTAAAGTAGTTGTAATCCATAGACGAACGCCCAAAATTAAAAGTGAATAATTACAAGAAAGCCTATTGACAATAAAGGGGCTTTTTTATTAAACTCAAACTTAAGGTCTAGGGAGTCGAAACCCAATTCCTTGTATTATCAGTTCGCACTTCACTGCGTTAATGTGATTTTTTTATGTCTAATTTTTACCAATGGATAGGTGGGTATGGGAATATTCAATACCATACGCCGTTTAACTGAGCGGTTTTCGAACCACCTATCCGCCATAAAATTCGAAAAGGTATCAGTTATGACAATTCAATCCCAACTCTCTACATTCAACTTTGAATCAAAATCCATCCGCACTTTAGCTATTAACAATGAGCCTTGGTTCGTTGCTAAAGATCTTTGCGATACCTTAGGCATTAAAAACCCAAGCCAAGCCTTGGAAAATCTAGATGAGGATGAGCGGTCTATGTTTAATATAGGGCGGTCAAAGGTGCATGGTGGAGGCGGTGAAGTTAACATCGTCAGTGAAAGCGGAATGTACACTTTGATCTTACGTTGTCGTGATGCAGTTAAAAAAGGATCTGTTCCTCACCGTTTTAGAAAATGGGTAACAGCAGAAGTATTACCGCAGATCCGAAGAACAGGTAAATATCAAGTGCAACCAAAACAAATCGCACTACCCGAACCCGAAAAGAAATTCACCTTTGAATTTACCGAGTACGAACTCCAACAGCTTGTTTGGCTATGGTTCGCATTTAAACGAGGTGTCGGTACTTTCCAATATATCGAAAAAGCCTTC